CCATTAACGTCTTCAAACTTTGGAGCTGCTACAGGTATTCAAAAGTTTGTAAAAGATTCAATTAATAAATCTTTGTTTGATATAGCCAATGAAGAACCACAACTGCCTTTTTTCTCAGCAGGAGTCAGTGGAACTACTGACCCTTTTTATGGTAACGTAACAGTCCCTAGTGTAGCAGGACAACGATGGTACTTACTAAAAGCTGATAGTTCTAGTATTACTACAGACTATGCTTCTGTAGACTGGGATGATTTCTACGCTACAACAATTAACGTAAGTGGAGAAACAGCTCCTCACGTCTCTAAAGGTTTAAAATTTATTTCACATGCAGACTGGAAAAGATATTATAGAGACAGTGAAAATGCAGACGATGCAAATACACAGGCATACGGAGAGCCTAAATTCGTAATTAAATCTCCAGACAACAGGAAGTTTGGATTAAGTCCAATACCTGACAAAGTTTATAACGTACACTTTTATGCTTTTACAAAGCCTGTAGAGCTTGTAGCACATGGTGATACTATAGCATTACCAGACCAATATGCTAACATTATAACTGCTAAAGCAAGATACTATGTATGGCAGTTTAAAGAAAGTCCACAACAAGCAGCATTTGCTTTAGAAGACTTTAAAAAGGGAATGAAATACATGAAGTCTAATCTCATGAATCCAGCTCCTAATTATATGACAGACGACAGAACCTACTTTTAAAATATGCCAAGTTCACAACCTTATACCGTTGCCTGTAACGGAGGTTTGGTAAAGTCAGTAAACTCTATTGACTTACTTAAAACTCCGGGATTAGCAAAGACATTACAAAACTTTGAAGTAGCTACAGAAGGTGGCTACAGACGTATCAACGGTTATACAAAATATAAAATTGATGGTGTCACAGCTTCACAACCTTCAGGGACAACTGAAAATATCTTAGGAGTTTTTCCTTATGCAGATGGTGTAGTTGTTTGTGTAAGTGATGACATATACTTTAGTAACGATGGAGCTAACTGGTTACAGATAAATAAACTATCTCACAGCTCTGGAGACAATCACACAACCTTTACAGGTAAAGCTGTAACAGCTAGAACTAATCAAGGACAATGTTCTTTTGCATTGTTTGAAGGTGCTACATTTGATTATGGTGAGTTAAACATAGCTGATGGAGCTAATGTTGTTTTTAGTTTTAGAATGGAAGGTACTGGTAATTTAAACACTAGAACTTTTTTTACTAGTGAATTAACGGTAGCAAGTACTAAAGCTGTTAAATATGTAACAGTTCATGACCATCATTTGATAGCAGCAGGAGTTGAAGATAACTTAAATACTTTATACTATAGTTCTAAAAATACTTTTTCATCTTTTCCAAGTACAAATGCAATAACAATATCTGACCAAATAGTAGGTATTAAAGGTTTCCGTGAAGACTTATTTATATTCTGTGAGAATAGTATTCATAAACTTATAAATATAAATGATTCTAATAACATAGCAATCGTGCCTGTCGCAGAAAACGTAGGTTGTTTAAGTGGCTACAGTATTCAAGAGATTGGTGGTGACTTAATGTTCTTAGCACCGGATGGAATAAGAACAGTAGCTGGTACAGCAAGAATTGGTGACGTAGAGTTAGGAACAGTTTCAAAAGCTATACAGCCTGTAATAGTTAGTTTAGCAAGAAACATTGATAACTTTACAATTAATAGTTTAGTTATTAGAGAAAAGTCACAATACAGATTATTCTATACTAATACAGGTCAGCCTAATGCTTCACAAAAAGGAATCATAGGAACACTTAGACCAAACGGATTTGAGTGGTCAGAAACAAAAGGATTAGAAGTTACAACAGTAAACTCTAACTTTAATCAAGATGGAGTAGAAGTTTATTACCATGGAGATAGTAATGGTTATGTATATACTCATGATACAGGTAATGACTTTGACACTAATAATATAGAAGCAATTTATCAAACTCCAGACTATGATTATGGAGACTTAGGAACTTTAAAAACTTTGCACTATATTAAAATGTCAATAGCTCCAGAAGGGGATGTAACTCCTACATTAAGAATTAGATATGATTATGATAGTACAGATTTACCACAACCAGAAGACTATACATTTAATGTAGATGCTCCTTCTTTATTCGGTGGAGCTACCTTTGGTTCTTCAGTCTTTGGAGCAGGAGAGCAACCATTGGTTAGAGTAGCATTACAGGGAAGTGGACACAGTAACTCTTTTAGAATTTCAACAAACAATAAAGTAGCACCATATATAGTAAATGGTTTTTATATAGACTTTATACCTTCAGGCAGGAGATAATACATGGCAAGTTATGTTAGACAAAGTACATTCGTAGACGGAGATTTAATAACTGCTTCACTATTCAATAACGAATACAATAAATTAGTAGATGCTTTTGATAATGCTACAGGTCATAAACATGATGGTACTATAGGCGAAGGACCAGTTATAGGATTAATTGGTGATGCAGGTGTAGTAACTCCACTTAACAAAATTTTAGTAGATACAACTAATGACCACATAGAATTCTGGATAGATGTATCAGGAACTTCAACACAACAATTTTACATAGCTGATGGAGCTATAGTACCTGTTACAGATAACGACATAGACTTAGGTACAAGTTCTTTACAGTTTAAAAACCTTTACATAAATGGTACTGCAAACATTGATAGTCTTGTAGCTGATACTGCAGATATTAACGGTGGTACAATAGACGGTGTTACAATCGGTGGTAGTTCTGCAGGAGCTATTACAGGTACAACTATTACAGGTACAAGCTTTGTAATTGGTAGTGCATCTATTAACGAAACAGAGTTAGAAATACTTGATGGAGCTACACTAACTACTACAGAATTAAACTACGTTGATGGTGTTACATCAAGCATACAAACACAATTAAACACTAAAGCTCCTCTAAGCTCTCCTAGCTTAACAGGAATACCAACAGCTCCTACTGCATCAGCTAACACTAATACTACGCAGGTAGCGACTACAGCTTACGTACAGACAGAAATTACAGACCTAATAGGTGCTGCTCCGGAAACACTTGACACACTTAACGAACTTGCAGCAGCTATTAACGATGATGCAAACTATAATACAACTTTAACAACTGCATTAGCTACTAAGCTTCCACTAGCCGGTGGAACTATGACAGGTAACGTAACGTATAGTGACAATGTAAAAGCACAGTTTGGAACTTCTCAAGACTTACAGATTTATCATTCGGCTGGGGATGGACATAGTAGAATTGTAGAAAATGGTCCCGGTAGATTATATATAAATGCCAGTCAAATAAATTTACATAATGCAAACGAAACTGAAAATTTATTAAAAGCTGTTGCTGATGGTGCAGTCACTCTTTATTATGATGGCTCATCAAAACTAGCTACAACCTCAACAGGTATAGACGTAACAGGTGTTATAACTACTGACGGTCTTACAACAAGTGCTGATATTAACTTTGGTGATGATGACAAAGCGTTATTTGGTGCTGGAAACGATTTAAAAATTTATCATTCTGCAAACAATCAATCATATATCCACGAGGTTGGTACTGGTGATTTGAATATTCTTGCGTCTAATTTTAAAATTCAAAACGGAGCAGGAACAGAAAACAAAATTGTAGCTAATACAGATGGAGCTGTAAGTCTTTACTATGATAATGCAGCTAAACTAGCCACAACTAGCTCAGGCATAGACGTAACAGGAACAACTGTAACAGATGGACTTAACGTAAGTGGTGCAGGAACAATCATTAATTCAGGGGTTAATAGTGGAACAGCTTTAACAGTAAAAGGTGAAAGTGGTAATGGTTTAAAAACACGATATATCTTTGAAAGCGGAACTAACCAATATAATTGGCAATTAGGATTTTCTACTCATGCTTCTCAGACTTTCTCTATTACGCCTTCTACCGCAGCAAATGGAACTACATTTTCAAATCCTGTTCTTAATATAAATCAAAATGGTAATTTTGATATAAAAGGCGGAGACGTTTCTTTCTACGAAGACACAGGCACAACTGCAAAACTATTTTGGGATGCAAGTGCTGAATCGCTTGGAATAGGTACAACTTCTCCTGCATTACAATCAGGCGGAAATGGTATTCATGTAAACGGTACTTCGTATTCTGAAATTAAATTTACAAACTCAACAACAGGTACGGCATCAACAGATGGTACTGCTTTAGTAACTGTTGGAACTAATTTTACAATTAATAATAGAGAGAATGGTTATTTCTCTTTAAACACTAATAATAGCGAAAGACTTAGAGTAGATAGTAGTGGTAATTTATTAGTTGGTACTACATCAGGAGGTAATTCATCTGCTGGATTTCGTGCATATTCAGGCGGTAATGGTGCTTTTACTATTGCTGGTACTGCATTAAGTCTTAATCGTTTATCAAGTAATGGAGAGATTTTAAGCTTTCAAAAAGATACAGTTAATGTTGGCTCGATTGGTACTATTAATGGTAGTCTTTATATTCACTCACCTTATGGTAGTGATGCAGGTTTAAGATTTTCAAGTGCAACGATTCATCCTTGTGACAGTTCAGGTAATCCTAGAGACAATGCTATAGATTTAGGTTATTCAGGTGGTAGATTCAAAGACCTCTACCTTTCAGGTACTGCAAACTTCGGAAACCTCTCAGACGGTACAATAACCATAACAGGATTTGCCGATGAAGATAATATGTCTTCAAACTCTGCAACGCTTGTACCGACTCAACAGTCTGTAAAAGCTTATGTAGATAGTCAAATTAGTTCAGCCGGTGGAAATGGTATAAGCTTTGAAGACAACGAAAAAGCTCAGTTTGGTGATAGTAATGATTTACAGATTTTTCACACTGGAGCAGATAGTAT